GGAGTAAAAAATAGTGCCAGAGTTAAATGCAAATATTCCACCAATTGAATGTTATGTTCGTGGTAATTTTTTAAGAGACCAAGAAGATAGTCATGATAAATATTTTCCATGTGTAATTTTTGGTGTTTCTAGTATTAAAAGTAGAAGTCCTCTATTTCATTTTTTAATGGAAGATGGTGGTATCTGGTGGAGAATGCCAATTAATGCATTTTGTACTAAGCCAGGTGTTCCAGAAGAACCAATTTATAATCTTGTTCTATGGAATTCTTTTAGTCCACATATAGCAGTTACAAAGTTTGAGAATTTAAGCAATATGAGAATGTCATATATAGATAGAAATAAAAATAATGTTAGTGGAAAATATTTATTTACTTTAGATTGGCATAATCCAGAAAGTAATATTTTAGATGATGGCTACTCCGAAAATCCTGGGCAGCACAAGTGTGGACATGTTATACAAAGAGATGATGGAAATTTTGCGGTACAGCCTAATAATCGTATTAGATTAAAAGAACCATCATTTGTAACTAAAAAAGATTTAGTTATCCAAAGACTTATTAATACAAACAAATGGGATGTTGAAAGTTATGATAAGTGGGTTTTAGAAGACTCAAATGCTTATGATTATGATATTTCTGAGTCGGAAGTTGACAAATAATCTTATGGCTGCTAAACTATATACATCAGAGATTTTTATGCGTAAACGCTATGTTATGGATAAAAAGACTCCTGAAGAAATTGCAAAGGAGTGTGGATGTACCGTGGAAACTGTTTATGTCTACCTTGCAAAATTTGGACTAAGGAAGTCTAAACGATGAAACTTCAACCAGTATATGAAGATGTAAAAGATTTTAGTTGTCAAGATTTATATTTAAAATCAGTAGGCGCTCCATCTGGCTCTAGCATATGGACAACGTGTCACTCTATTGCACATATGCTTATTGAAAAAAATATTGCTTATGGAGATTCTGCTTTAGATCCAGTCAGAATTTTTAGCAAGGCAGATCCAGCAGAACAACTTAGAGTTAGAATTGATGATAAGTTGAGTAGACTAATGAAAGGTACTGAGTACGTTGGAGACAACGACATTGATGATCTTATTGGATACTTGGTTTTGCTTAAAATAGCAAAGGAAAAAAATGTCAACTGAAAAAGATTTAGTAGATCATTTAGACCAAGTTAATACTGTTGTAACTGAATATTTAAAGGGTAATGACCCAACAGTTATTTCTAAAGAACTTGATATTCCACGCACTCGTGTTGTTCAATTAATTAATGAGTGGAAAGTTATGGCATCTGCAAACGATGCGATTCGTGCTCGTGCTAAAGAGGCATTGGTTGGAGCAGACACACATTATACAAAACTTATAACAAAAGCATATGAAGTCATTGATGAATCAAGCCTGACTAATAATCTTAGTGCAAAAACTGCAGGTATTAAACTAGTTATGGACATTGAGTCTAAGCGTATTGATATGTTGCAAAAGGCTGGTCTGCTTGAAAATAAAGAACTTGCAGAAGAAATGGTTGAGATTGAACGCAGGCAAGAAGTTCTTGTTGGAATCCTTAGAGATATTGCATCATCGCATCCAGAAGTTCGTGACATTATTATGCAAAGACTTTCAGCAATTGCTAAAGAAGGCGAAGTGATTACCGTTGTCCACGATGTTCAATGATTTTTTTGAAGTTCTTAAAGAAAATCATTTTATTGAAAAGCCAGTTGATGCTAAAACATTTGTTGAGTCTCCAGACTATTTAGGACAGCCACAACTTTCTAATATTCAATATGACATTGTTGAGGCAATGAGTCAAATCTATCGTAAAGAAGATTTGATAGAGATTATGGGCGAAGCAGAAGGCTCTGCCTATTTTTCAAAGTATACTAAAAATGAAATTATTCTTCAACTTGGCAAGGGTAGCGGTAAGGATTTTGTATCAACAGTAGCATGTGCATATGTAGTATATAAACTTCTATGCCTTAAAGATCCAGCGTCATACTATGGAAAACCATCTGGAGATGCTATAGATATTATTAACGTTGCTATTAACGCACAACAGGCTAAGAACGTATTCTTTAAAGGTTTTAAAACAAAGATTGAAAAGTCCCCATGGTTTGCTGGAAAGTATAACCCAAAAGCAGATTCAATTGAATTTGATAAAGCAATTACTGTTTACTCTGGACATTCAGAAAGAGAATCACACGAAGGTTTGAACTTGTTTATGGCTGTTCTTGATGAAATTTCTGGTTTTGCATCTGAAGTTGGAACAGGTAATGAACAAGGCAAGACTGCAGAAAATATTTATAAAGCGTTTCGTGGTACCGTAGATTCTCGTTTCCCTGATCTTGGCAAAGTAGTTCTTCTTTCATTCCCTCGCTATCAAGGTGACTACATTTCTCAAAGATATGATTCTGTTATTGCAGATAAAGAAACAATAGAACGTAGACATAAATTTGTTATTAATGAAGAGTTGCCAGAAGGACCAGATAATGAGTTTGAAATTACTTGGGAAGAAGACCATATTCTTTCTTATAAAATTCCAAAAGTTTTAGCACTCAAACGTCCAACATGGGAAGTAAATCCAACACGTAAAATTGATGACTTTAAGATTGCGTTCTTAACAGATCTTGGTGATGCAATGATGCGCTTCCTATGTACACCAACATATTCGTCAGATGCATTCTTTAAACAAAAAGATAAGTTAATAAAATGTATGACACTGGCAAATCCAGTTGATAGTTTTAGAAGATTTTCAGAAAACTTTAAACCAGATCCAGACAAAGTTTATTACATACATGCTGACCTTGCACAAAAACACGATAAGTGTGCGGTAGCAATTGCCCACGTAGATAAATGGGTAAATATTCAGGTAATTAAAGATTATGAACAAGTAGCCCCAATCGTAATAGTAGATGCAGTTGCATGGTGGGAACCAAAGTCAGAAGGTCCAGTTAATCTTTCTGAAGTAAAACAATGGATCATTAATCTACGTAGACAGGGTTTTAATATTGGCATTGTGTCTTTTGACCGTTGGCAATCATTTGATATTCAAAATGAATTAAAAGCAGTAGGAATAAGAACTGATACTGTTTCTGTTGCTAAAAAACATTATGAAGATTTAGCAATGATGATTTATGAAGAGCGTGTTGCCATTCCTATGATTCCATTATTGTTAGAAGAAATGTCAGAATTAAAAATAATGAAGGGTAATCGTGTTGATCACCCTAGAAAAAAATCTAAAGATTTAGCAGATGCTGTATGTGGTGCTGTTTTTGGTGCCATCTCTCATACACCAAAGGATACTAATCTTGAGATTGATATTCATACCTGGTCTTCCTCTACACGACTTGCAGAGAAGCAGAAGGCTATGGTAGAATTGGATAACAAGGAAATGCCTGAAGATGTTAGGGATTTTCTTGATAGATTAAACATAATATAAACTAAACAAGGAGAAAGATGAATTCATTTAAGAAGATCGCACTTGTTACGGCTGCAGCAGTAGCAAGCACATTCTTTGTTGCAGTTCCGCAGGCTCAAGCAGCAGTAACTAACGGATATGTACTATCCGATTCGTTGGCTGCAGGTGCTCGTGGAGTAACAGTATTGGCAGACACAACTAAGGCAGAGGCTGGAGTTAACGCAGTACTTGCTTTAACAACTAGCGAGTCTTTGGCTGCTACAGCAGACGACAATCTCTCACTAGAGATTTCTGGCCCTGCAACATTTACTGATTACACAGCAGCAGGATCAAACCCTACAGGGGTTACACTTACCAACTTAGGTAAATTATTTACATTTACAGCAACAACCACATCAGCGGTTGTATTGCCTACAAATGTTAAGTTAACTGTTAACGGTGCAGGCACTGTAACAGTAACTCAAAAGAAGAAGGTTGGCTCAACCACTTCTACAATTGATATCAAGACAATCTATGCTGGAACTGTTGCAAAGACAAACATTCTTTCTGTAGCAAACAGTTTTGGACGTGTTCAAGATACTTCAACAGCAGGAACTCTTGCTTCCAGCACAGATGTTGCTGGTTCAACAACAGTTGTTAATGATGGAACTGGATATGTAAACGTACTTGCAAAAGACGCATACGATGCCACTCTTTCAACAAATGGTGTTTTACAAGCATCTGCTACAAATGGAGCAATTGTTGCATGGGACGGTGCTCCAAGCACTCAGGTTTCATTTGCTGCTAAGACTGGTGTTGGTGGAGTTCTCCACGTAAAGCAGGGTACTGCTAATGCAAACAAGCCAGTTGCAACAACAATTACAGTTTCATTCAATGGAACAGTACTAACAACTAAGTCAATTACATTTACTGGAAATGCTGCATCTATTGTAGTTTCTGGTGAAGACATTGCACAGGCTGGTGGAACACGTACAGGAACCTATGACTTTGTAGTCAAGGATGCTGCTGGCAATCAATTGGCTGGAGTTACTCCAACTGCTGATACCACAAAGTATAGCGCACAGGTAACTGCTGTTTCTGTTGCTGGAGCATCATCTGCTACAGCAGTACAAACTGGTGGTTGGACATGCGCTGCTACATCAGGATCAACAAAGGTACGTATTCAACATACACTTTCAGATCTAACAGTAATCTACTCAAATGAGTTTGATGCACGTTGTGGTCAAGGTGTTAATAAGTACACAGCAAAGTTTGATAAGGAATCATACCTTCCAGGCGAAATTGCTAAGTTAACTGTATCTGCAACTGATATTTCAAGTGCTAAGGTACACGATGCAGCAACACTTGGAACAGGAGTAGCAATCTCTGCTGGTGGAATGACACTAGTTGGAACAGCAACTTCAACAGATACATTTACAAATGGAGCAAAAACTTATCAGTTTACCGTTGGTAATAACGCTGGTGCGTTTAATGCAGTAGTTGATCTACCTGCATACGTATCAACAGATTCTGCTAAGGTAGTTTCATATAAGATTGCAGAATCAACTGCAACTGTAAGTAACGCTGAAATCCTAAAGATGATTGTTTCACTTATTGCAACAATTAACAAGCAGATTGCAGCACTACAGAAGTTGCTTCTAAAGAAGTAAATTCTTAATAAATTAGGGGGCAGACTAATCTCTGCCCTCTTTTTTATGCACTTTTGTTGCTTAATTAAATAAAAAATGATATACTTAACCATATAATTAAACATAGGAGTTAGCCCCCAAATTGAAAAACCTAAAGCGCAAACTGTTAATGGGCTTTGGGGTAGGGCTATGCGTTACAGTTTTTGGAATAATGGCACCAGACCATGCTGGGGCTACAGAAAATCAAGAGCAGGTTGTTGTAAGCCCTGCTCAACAGGCAGTTAACTCTGCTCTTTCTACTGCTACAACAGAGGTCCAGCAGGCTATTACAGCCACAAACAATGCCTTGATAGAGGTAACACAAGCACAAACCGAATATTCCCAAGCCCAATCTGTCACGGCAGAAATAACATCAAAAATATCTTTGGCTAATACAGAAATAAATAATGTTCAAACTGCTATTAATACTATTAGTAATGTTGATTTATCTGTTACTCCAATAGATCAAAGTTCTCAGGTAGTTCAAGATGCAAAGGCTACAGTAACTACTGCAACTACCGCTATAAATAATATAACAACACAAATAACAGATGCTCAGACAGCAATATCTGAAGCCGTAGTTGCAAAAACAGAAGCATCTACAGCACAATCTACCGCACAAACAGAATTAACACAGGCAAACCTTGCTATTGATGCTGCTCAAACAGCAGTCAATAATTTA